GAGCGCGATGGTGAAGAAGGTGGACACGGTGTTCAGCCAATACATCCGCCTGAGGGCGAGTGACCACCGAGGTATGGGAGAGTGCTATACGTGCGGAGCAGTCCGACATTGGACCGAGGTTGATGCGGGGCACTTCATGAGCCGGGCGTGCATGAGCACACGATGGGACGAGAAGAACGTCCAGTTCCAATGCAAGCGGTGCAACGGCTTCCGAAGTGGGGAGCAGTTCCTTTTCTCCCAACACCTCGACAGGCAGCACGGAGAGGGCACCGCCGAGGCACTCTTGATTGAATCGAAGAAGACGCGCAAGTTTTCCCGCGACGAACTCGAAGCCCTATACCATCACTACAAGCGCAAAGTCGATGAACTCAAAAGCACGAAGGGACTTTGACGCATGGTTCACGGAGCACTACGACGAGCTCGTAGAAGTCTCCCGTCGGTTGCATCGTGACAACCTCGACCTCTTGCACCATACCTATCTCTCGTGCGTGCTGGCCCTACGCAAGAACAAGAACATCTTGGACAACCTTCCGGGATATGTTCACACCGCAATGTGGAACCTTTCCACGGGAACCTTTCGGAAGCTATACAAAATCACCGACGCACCCGACTACACCCACGTCTCGAACTACGACATCCAAGAGGCCATCAGAAAGGAGGAGGCGTTGATCATGGCCAACCACCTCTCGTGGTTTGATAGAACCGTTTTGGAGTTATATCTTGACGGGTGGAGCATGGCCGAACTTGCCCGGCAATCTGGAATAGGTGTGTCGGTCCTTTACGAATCCATCTCACAAAGCAAAAAGAAACTCCGCCGTGTTATTCGTAGACGTGAAAACTAGGACCGAGAGGTACGACATCTGCCTTGGATGCGAGCACTTCGTGACCACGACCAAGAGTTGCGGTCCCCTCGTGACAGAGGCGTTCACGGACTCTCCCTTGTGCGGGTGCTATATGCCCGCCAAAACAAAACTCAAGGTCGCATCGTGCCCGCTTGATAAGTGGCACGCCACCATCCAGCCGGAAGAGGTGGAGCAAATCAGAGAATACCTTGATCGCCCCAACCAAGACAAAACAATCGAAGAACTCAACGACCTTTCCCGTCGGTTCCTGACCGGACAAAAGGCGAGCGGGTGTTCTTCATGCAACCGGAAACTCTTACAACAACTCAAAGACCTCGTACACAATGCCGATACCCACTCCTAAACAAGACGAAAAGATGACCGAGTTCCTCAACCGATGCATGAGCGATGAGGTTATGAAGACCGAGTTTACAAACGAACGCCAACGTATGGCAATATGCGCCAAGGAATGGAGCAAAAAATAACAGACAATTTCTACCTCAACGTCGGGCAACTTCACGACTACTCCCACGACAAAACCCTCGTCATTGAACGGGCGCGTCGTGGGGTGACTGCGCTGGGCCTTGAGTGGAGCGACATCATCGCGCAAAACCGAAGGGGCCACGTAGCCGACACCCGGCACATCGTTTCGAAGTATCTTCGGGACAACGGCTTCAGGTTTCAAGAAATCGCCAAGACCCTCCAACGAACGAACCACACGACCTCGTGTTATAGCGTCCGGAGAGCTCAAGAACTTTTGGAGATTGACCGCCGCTTCCGGGCCGACTACAAGAAATTTTTGAACGCATGACCTTACGCAAAGTCAAAAGAATGCTCAACGAGAGCGACGACTTCTTGGTGTTTACACGCAAGGACACCGGGGCCGACGTCGCCAACTTTGGAGTGTTCCACAAAGACACCGACTCGTGGGAGATTCTTTTGAACCTCGCCGTCTCCGACTATCACATACGAGAAACCCTCCGGAATGTTCTTAACGCCGCCGATACTTATCGAGACCAGCAAGCTGAGGACTCACCCGAATAACCCTCGGTTTATCCGAAAGGAGAAGATGGAGTACCTCAAGCGGTCCATCTCCCAAGACCCGAAGATGATGACCGTTCGACCTCTCTTGGTCAACCCTGACATGGTGGTGTTTGCAGGGAACCAAAGACTCCGTGCCTGCATCGAGCTTGGATGGGAGGCAGTCCCTTGTAGCGTGTGCGACTGGACCGAAGAGGAGCAAGAGCGGGCCATGATCAAAGACAACGCCCACCACGGAGAGTTCGATATGGACATTCTAGCAAACGGCCCCCACGAACCCGAACAACTCCAAGAGTGGGGGGTTCCGATTGACTGGGACAAACCCGAACCCGAAGACAAACCAAAAGAACTGAAGCAATGCAAGCACTGCGAGAAGATGATACCTTGACAGAGTTGGACACTTTAGAACCAAAAAAGGCAAACATGGTCGAGGCCCTCACAAAGGCGTTGGGCATCGTGAAGCTCGCGTGTGAGTCGTGTGGCATCTCAAGGCAGACTCACTACAACTGGCTCAAGGAAGACCCAGCATATAAGGCAGCGTGTGACAACCTTCCGGAGGTCGTGTTGGACTTTGCCGAACACCACCTACACAAACTCATCTCACAAGGCAACCCAGCGGCGACCATCTTCTATATGAAGACCAAAGGCAAGGGCAGGGGCTACGTGGAGAGACAAGAGATTGAGGTGGCCGAGAAGAAGCCCCTCTCGTGGTTTGTGTCTGACGACTCCTCGGTGTCATGACGCGCACCCAAAAAAAGAACCGCAAGAGACGAGCGAGAGAGAAGGCCAAGAACAAGCAAGGCCGCAAGGACTTCCGCGCCTTCCTCGATGAACGAGGCATCGCCTACCAAGAGAAGACGAAAGGGCACTATCTCATCGGCGACGTGGTGTATTTTTACAAGGCCATGAAGTACCAAAAGAAGGGGTGTTGGTATTCGTTCAATTCACACGAGGAATTTTTGGATAGCTTGTGAGGCAACCCGCCACATACTACCACGTCAAGAACTCGCCCGCCAAGATTCAAGTTCACCAAGGCGGGACGCGATCGGGCAAGACCTACTCCATCCTCACGGCACTCATTGAACTGTGCCACCGCAACGAGAACTCCGGGGCGGTTATCACCATCGCTCGAAAGACCTTCCCCGCCATTCGCGCCTCGGTCATGAGGGACTTCTTCGAGATACTCGAACGGGAGGACATCTACGACGTCAACCTGCACAACAAGTCAGAGGCCACCTACATCCTATACGGGAACATGGTCGAGTTCATCTCGGTCGACCAACCGCAAAAGGTCCGGGGCCGCAAGCGTGACATCTTGTTTGTGAACGAGGCCAACGAGCTCACCCTCGAAGATTGGAGGCAACTTATGCTCCGCACCACGGGGCGGGCCATCATTGACTACAACCCCTCCGACGAGTTCCACTGGATATACGACCACGTGTTGACCCGGCCCGACCACGAGTTCTTCCAAACCACATACAAAGACAACCCGTTCCTACCCGAGTCCACCGTCGCAGAGATTGAACGACTCAAGGAAGCCGACCACGACTACTGGAGGGTCTACGGATTGGGCGAGCGTGGCGTCTCCCGTGCGACCATCCTCACCCACTGGAAGCAAGTAGTTCAAGTCCCGGAAGGGTGGCGCCTGTTGTCTCTTGGTTTAGACTTTGGATATACCAACGACCCCACGGCCATCGTCAAGGTGTACACCGACGGCCACGGCTTTTGCCTCGACGAGGTTTGCTACGCCACGGGCCTCACGAATGCAGCCATCGCCCAAACGCTACGAGACGCCGACATCGGCAAGGCCATGATCGTGGCCGACTCCGCCGAGCCCAAGTCCATCGACGAAATACACGGGCACGGGTTCAACATACACCCAGCACGCAAAGGCCCGGACTCGGTTCGGTCGGGCATCGACTTCCTCCGGTCCCGCCCGCTCCTCATCACAGAGCGCAGCGTGAACGGCATCAAAGAACTCCGGAACTACAAATACAAGGAGGACAAGAACGGGCGCCAACTGAACGAGCCCGTCGACGCCTTCAACCACTTTGTAGACGCCTCACGCTACGCCGTGACGTGGAACCAAACGAACCCGAACTTCGGGCAATACGCCCTCGGATAACTTGAGGAATCAAACCTTTTGAACTTGTAACAATATGAAGCTGCGCCTCCCCGCCTCTTTTCAAGACCTCACCTTGCGTCATCTTATGACGCTCGAGACCGAAACCGACCCCGTTAAGCGCGTCCAAGCCGTCACGGGTCACTCCTTCGCGGAACTCCGCAAGATGCCCCACAAACTCATCGTGGAGGCCAACGCACACCTCGACACCTTGCAAGCCAACGAGGTCGCCCAGCACAAAGAAATCATCGAGCTCAACGGCGTCGAGTACGGGTTCGTTCCGGACTGGGACGAGTTCAGCGCCGGAGAGTGGATTGATATGGAGACGTACACGGCGAACTTCTGGAAGACGCCACACAAGGCCATGAGCATCCTATACCGGCCACTCGAAAGGAAGTGGGGGGATCGCTACTCGATCAAACCGTACACGGCCAAAGAGGACGCCGACGTGTTCCTCGATATGCCCGCCCCTCTCGTCGCCGGTGCGTTGCTTTTTTTTTGGAGTACCGAAAAGAAACTACTCAACGCTTTGCAGTCCTCTTTAATTCAGAAGACTCAGGAGGTGACGAGTTTGCTGCAAAGTGGGGATGGTACCCCGTCCTCTACACCTTGGCTGGCGAGGACATTCTTAAAATGGATGCGGTCACGAAACTACCCGTTGGCCACGCCTTCACCCACCTCGCCTACCTCAAGGACTTGAACTTCAAAAGAGAGCAAGCAAGCAAGAACCGCATCGCATGATCACATTCAACAATATCGTCTCCAAGTTTCAGGAGTTCTGCGACGACCACTTCTTCATCAAGACGTTCTCGTATGGCTCGCCCTCGGACGTCGACCTGGAGAAGTTCGAGCAGTACCCGCTCCTTCACTTGGTGTACACGGGTGGGGACTACAACTCGCCCAAGGCCAAGACCTACAACCTCGAAGTCTACATCTTGTCCTTGCCTCCCTCGAAGGCGGATAAGGTAGAATATCAAAAGGAGAACATCTCCAACGCCGAGCAGGTGGCCGAGGACATCTTGGCCGACATCCAGAACGGAGGAAACATCTTCCAATTTGGGTTTCATTATGACCTCGTCAACGCCTCGGTGACGCCGCTTGAAGAGACCCAGAGCAACGCCCTTGCTGGATGCCTCTTGGACATTGCTATCTCGGTCCCTTACACCTACGACTCGTGCAACGCTCCCTTGACAGGCGTTGAACCGGAGGGAAGCGATACGCCCTCGTTCAAGGCTCGTGGCTTGCTCCGCGTCAAAGAACTTGACGGAAGCCCCGACGTACTC